AAATTGATCTGCCATCCTGGGAGGCCAATTCTTTTAGCTGTTTTCTGGTATTTGAATTGAGCAATAATAATTGTTGTTCCACGTTTGTTCCTTTCTAAAATTATTTTATTTTTTTTTATTTTGTCTATTGCAATCTGCTATATAGTTGCTATATATAAATTACTAGTGAAAATAATTAGTACATTCCAAAAAAAACAATCAAACAAGGAGAGCAAATGATGGAAGCTAACGTTAGTGCTGCCTTTTCAGAATTAGAAAGAAAAGGTTATGCAGTTGAAAACTATGACTGGCAAAGCGGAGAATTTCAAGTTCTTTGTGATGGTGCCGACAATAGAAAAGGTGTTGGGGATTACTGGCAGAGAGGTAATACCAAAAATAATGAAGTTGATGATTTTGGCATTAATAAAAAAGTTGCCAAGATTTTAGACAAATATGGATTGTACGCAGAGTGGATCAATGCTGAAATCTGTGGAATTCACAAATCTTAACAAAGGAGAAAAAATGAAAAAACAAATGTCAGAACACGCACAAGTAGCTAAACTTTTAAAACAAAAAGCAAAGCAACTTGGTTTAGAAGCTAAATCATCTAGCCAAACTTATTCAGGCGGCACTAATGCTAAAATCTGGATTTATTCTGGAGGCGATCAAGAGGTTCAAGAATTAAAAGATTATGCAAACCAATTTGAATATGGAGAATTTGATGGAATGACAGATTGCTACAACGTAACAAATAGCAGAGATGATATTCCGCAAGTTAAATATTTATTTGTGAATGATGAGAGAGCTTCTCAAATAATGAAATCTTATCCAGGTAACTTTTGGGAATATGAATTTTTTGTAAATGGTGGCGAAGGAAGTTGGAGCCACTTTGTTTATTACCTAAAAAAAGTTTTTCCAGATAACAAATGGCAAGAAGTTTTAAAAGGTTACATAAACGAACAATTCAAATTTCCTTACAAAGGTAATGGATATGTATTTGAAATCAAAAAACCAAACAAGGAGGCAGCTTAATGAAAAAAGAAACGTTCACTATAAAAGTTTTGAACTCTAATATTTCTATCAAACACTCTGGTAATAAATATTTTAGAGAACAAAAAAATGGAATGTCAGATTTAAAAAGTTATTTATCTGAGGCTATCCAAAAAGGAGAAAAAAAAGGTTTCGTACCTTATAATAATTTTGAGTGTTCATTTAACTGGGAGGTAAAAGATGAGCCAGAGCCTAACAAGGAATATCTTTTAACAGGTGGCCCTGGTGTTAAATGTATTGCTAATGGTAATACCTGGGCAGAAAGTGAAGTCAAAGAAACTGAGCTAAGTGGCTTTGATAAAATAGATCATTTAGAAAAACAGATGTTACTCAACCAACAAATGGAGGATAATTAAATGACAGATAAAGCAGATCTATTTATTTGGGTAGTAAAGCCAGGATCTAAAAAACCAAAAAAAATAAAACTGTCTAAACTATTAAAAGCAGTTAATGAAAATTCTTTTTCATCTCAATTTTTTCCAAATGAAAAAGATGCAATCAAACAAATGGAGAAAACAAAATGAAGCACGAATACTTAGTACAAACAAAACCCCAGGGAGCTGAAGTCCAGGGTATGCACACTGTCAGTATGACAGAGGAAAAGCTACAAAACATAATTGGATCCTTTCAGATGTATAAATTAAACAAGGAAGGCCAATTAAAAATTGTGGTTGTGAATGGTGGCAAGTCTTATGATTTACACGCAATTAAAATGAAAAATATTTTGTAACCGAGGGTTGACTTCTGAATATATTATCACTATATAATAGATATATGGTTAACAATTCTAACAAGGAGGCTGCAACAATGATAGTTAACTACGAAGCCAAAGGCAGATTTGGCTACCAACAATCAAAGGAATACAAGGTTCCTGTGATCTCAAACAAAACTGATAAAGGCAAATGGTTAAATGCTTATATCAATAAATTCTTTACTGGATCTCACAATTATTTTCAAAAAGGTAAGGTTCACGTGAAGTTAAAAAATGCTTACTTCAAAGTTAATAACGATCTTTCAGTTATGGTTCTTTGGTTTAAGAATTTAAAAAAACTAAAGCAAGAAAATTTCGTTGGAGAAGTTTTCAATGCTCAACTTTATAAACAACAATACAACTACGAGGAGGCTGCTTAATGAAAAATATAACTGTCTATTACCAAAAGAAATTTGATCCTTATGCTAAATACACAGATGACTTTAGTAAAACTCACACTAAAGTTTTTGAAGGTGTTATCAATAATGATGACGACCAAGAAGATGTGTTTAGTGCTTTTAATAATTACGATACAAATCCTTTATCAATAGCAAATGAAACTAACAAAGTTTGTTTTGTAAAAGATAAGCTCGTTACTGGTAAAGAATTCCAGGAAGCTATGAAAAGTAAAAAAGTAGAATGTATGCACACTTCAATGAGTGTTGGCGATATAGTTTCTGTTGATGGAACTGCTTATCTTTGCCAAGACTTCGGATGGAAAAAATTAACAAACAAAAAGGAGGTTGCTTAATTGGCAAATAAAAAATTAAAGCCAGAAATTTTAAACTCTAGTTTAGGTATCGGAACTGTACTCAAATACAGTTTTGATACCGAGCAAGAGTTAGAGGAATTCTTTTTAAAAGCTCTGGTTACATTCAATAAAAACAAATCTAAAACAAAGGTAATTGGTAAATCTATTTACGTTTTCCAAGAGCCTAACAAACAGGAGAAAACAGATGCAGTTACAAAAAGTAACTAACTTAAACTACGATCAATTTATTGGTCGTAAGATTTTTAAAAGAAGGAAGCAATTAAAACTAACACAAATGGAAGTTGCTAAAATTATGGGAATTACATTTCAGCAGGTTCAAAAATATGAGAAGGGAGTTAATATTATTTCTAATAAAAAATTAAGATCCCTTTCTGCTGCATTAAAGATCCCAAAAATTAAAATTGGATTTTGTGTTTATAAATACAACAAAAAAATAGGAGGCTTATATGAATAATTATGTTGCTTATTTAAGAACGAGTACCAAGAAGCAGCTCCTGGGTATTGCTGCTCAACAAGATAAGATCCAGGATTTCATTTCAAAAAGAGATGGAGCTGTCTTGGTTAATACTTTTACTGAGCAAGAAAGTGGATTGAATAATAACAGGAAGCAGCTCCAGGCTGCGATCCAATTTGCAAAAGATAATAATGCTAGATTATTGATTGCTACTATGGACAGGCTAACAAGAAAGGCGAGCTTCTTTTTACAGCTCCAGGAGGAAGGAGTTAAATTTACTATTTGTGATATGCCAGAGGCAGACGAAACTACCATTTCTATCCTGGCTGTTATTGCTCAAAGAGAAGTTAAGATGATTAGGCAAAGAACTAAAAATGGTTTGGGCCAAATCAAAAAAAAATTATACCAGGATGGCCAATACAAAACCAAGCTAACCAATAGGATTATTACCAAGTTAGGTAATACAACTAACCTGGCCCAAGCTGCTGCTCTTGCTGTTGCTGCTAAGAAAAAAGCTGCCGCAGAATTTGCAAAAAATATTTTGCCTGTTGTCCAGGAGATCAAGGATAAGGGCAGAGTAAATACTTACAGAGGTATAGCTGCAGCTCTAAATGCTAGAGGAATAGCTACTAGATCCAATGGCAAATGGTATCCAAGCAGTGTTAAGAACCTAGAATTGTACAGATAATATTCTTGTTATGTACTATAAATTAACTTATAAAGGAGATTGTAATGAAAGTTACAGATGATTTAAAAAACTTTACTTGTAGCAGATTGCCAATTTTATTGGGAGCTGCACACAAAAATGCTTTGTCTAAAAATGAATTACTCCAGGAATTTATTGATAAAAAAAATGGATCTTGGGTAGAGCCAGAGCAAAATAACTATTCAAAATATACAGATTATTTTGAGCAAGCTATTCAAAAGATTGTTCAAGATGATTTTCCTAAATTAAAATTTAAAGCAGGAGCTAATAAGAAGCCTTATGCTGCAGTAAGTACACCGCTTGCCTGCAGCCTGGATGCCTGGGCCATAGCCAAGGATCCTATTCACGTAACAAATCCAATGGGCCAAACCTTTACAATGGAAGGAGATATTTTAATTGAATACAAAACTACTTCTGTTGCTGAAGATAACTTGCCTTTATACAAAGGGCCTATCCAAGTACAGGGCCAAATGATTTGTACCAATACTACTAAAGCTATTGTTGTGGTGTTTAATATTAGAACCTGGCAAATAGAATACTGGCCTATCTTTGAGCATAAGGAAGTACAATCTAAAATCAAAGAAGCTGTCAGAGATTTTTGGAATAGAAAGGATAAAGAAATATTTTATGATCCAGAAAAACCGAATGATTATAATCTAATTTATCCAAATCCGATAGCAGAAATTAAGGATCTATCTGGTAATAATTTTATTGGAGATGCAATCAATGCCTGGCACGAAGGCAATCAGTTAATTAAAACTGGTAAAGAAAAGATTGAACAATCACAAGATGTAATCAAGCAAGCTCTTGGAGAGCATAGCTTTGGTACTTATAATAACTTTAAAATTTCTTGGCCTGTTAGAAACTATAAAGCAAAGCCAGAAAAAGTAGTGCCTGCACAGGAGGCATATTCAAAAAGACAATCAACAATATCAATAAAGGAGGGAGAATGAGTGAAGTAATTTGGACAATCGTTATATTCTTTTTAATTTATTTAGCTTTGAGATCGGCTGCAAAAGGTATGATCTCAATGGTAACAGGAGGAGATGATGAAGAAGAAAAAAGTAACTAAGCTATGGCAGGGTAAATTCGTTTCTGTCAGAGATTATGAAGTACAGGCTGCAATTAAAAAAGGTGGATTAGAAATAAATCACAATGGAAAAATTATGCAGCTAAAGAAAGACGAGCTGCTGCACCTGCAGCCAAGCTCTAAAATATTTCAATCTAAATTTAAAGGATCCTACAGATTGATTGATATTTTATTTAAACCACTAACCGAGGATCCAAGACAAGGAAAATTAGTATGAATGATATAGTTAAAAAAGATCCAATGAAATTTGCAGAGGAAATTGCAAAATCAAATTTGGTACCAAAACAATTTCAAGGTAAGCCTGTTGATGTTTATCTAGCTATGAGTTGGGGTAAGGAGTTAGGCATATCTCCAATACAAGCTCTGCAAGATATTGCAGTTATCAATGGCAAGCCTAGTATTTATGGAGATACTATGATGGCTCTTTGTAGAAGTCATCCTGAATTTGAGGATATAAAAGAAACTATCTCTGGAGAAGGAGCTAGCAGAAAAGCTGTTTGTGAAATTAAAAGAAAAAATCAATCCTGGTATAAGACAGAATTTTCTATGTCAGATGCTAACAGAGCAGGCTTGTTAAATAGGCCTGGCCCTTGGAAGTCATACCCAGATCGTATGCTCAAGATGCGAGCTAGAGGTTTTGCTTTAAGAGATGTATTTGCAGATGCTCTTGGTGGTGTAATAACTAGGGAGGAAGCAGGGGATTATCCAACAAGGGATCCTAAGCCTGTAGAAACAGTTATGGATAAGCTAGATACTGTAGCTAAAACAGCTTTAGAAGCCCCTACAGTAGCATCAAATGAAGTAAATGATGTTACCCCTACCAAAGAAAAGATCGCTGAAAATACTACACCTATGGCCCAGGAAACAGATATACAACCAGAGGTAGGTAAATCTCAATGGGAGATGAGGAAACTTAAAGGGCCTGGAATATATTGTGAGGATCATAAGTCTTTTGCTGAGGAGTTTAGTAAAGCTATGGGCAATATAAGGATCCATAAGAAATCTAATAAGGCAGAGAAGCTCAAGTTTTTAAAGCAGCTATTTCAAGTCAATGAAGATGTTATCAAAGATTTAGAAACAGTAGATAGCGGATTACATACTTCAATATTTAATGAGTACATATCCATAGCAGGAGAGCTTGATGAAAATAATTGATGAAAAAAATATCTGTCCAAGGTGTGATGGTACAGGAAAGATCCAGGGATCTAACATTCAACCCACTGAAAAACAAATGAAACTATTTTTAACTTTCAAAAAATATTTAATTGAGAATGGCCATCCTCCTTCAGTAAGAAGGCTTGCGGCCCTGGAGTTTTCTTCAGTTACTGGTACTTACAACAAGCTCATAGCTTTAGTTGACAAAGGAATTCTTGGTAGAAACGTTAATGGCAAGGCTCACTCTTGGCATAACTTCTACATTAAGAAAGATATAGAAAGGAGGTAAGGGGTATTGGACATACATAACAGAGAGTATATTTCAAGTAAGCGATTACAAATCAAGCAAGACTTGAAAGATACTAACAAAAAGATTTTCTCTTTAGAAAAAAGAAAAGAAAAACTTGAAAAAGAAAAAAGAGATTTATCTTTTAATGAATTAATATACGATACATTACTTATGAATTGGAAGTAACTTTCCTTTTATAAGTCAATTCTTCGGCAGCTTCATCTAAGCTGAACACAGGTTTAATAAACCTTAAAGGATCCTCTTGTCCTGGATCAACAATAAAAGCCATACTCTGAAATATATTATGTTCTCTCAATGATTTGCTTTCTGCATAATCATCAATCTCTTTATATCCTGCTACCCTTACTGCGTGAGATATTCTTTGGCTTTCGTGGTTCTTAACTATTTGATAACCAGAAACGTGCCTATGTCCTGCAACATAAATATCATCCACACCAAACCTGGCAGCCTTACTCATTGCGTGGCTTTCGTTCCACTGAGAATGACCTGCGTAATCGTGCCTACAATTTACATTAATTGTTTTACCACCTGGGATCTTTAGCTTTAATCTAACTCCGTGGTTCCTATAAATTCCTGCTTGAGATCTGAAGATAAATTTATTTATATCTCCACCATCTGTATTCCAAATATCGTGATTGCCTCCAATAACAGCAGCCCAATAAACTCCTGCCTCAGATAAAAACCACTCAATTAATTTCTCTGCTTGTTTCCTGGTAGTTTCCTGGTCAGCATACTTCTTCATTAATCTGCCTACCCAGTTGTTTGTAATATCCCCAACACATATTCCAATCATTCCTGGAGTGTTAGCCATTAGATCCATATCAGCTTTTAATCTACCCCAGTTACAACCATCATCATCTATATGCGGATCCCCAACAAAACACAGGGCAAAAGGTTTTTTTTCTTTTAGATCTACATCAATTAATTTAGTTGCATTGTGAGTTTCTCTTTTTCTTTCCCATCTCTTGAGAGATCTTTCAATTAATTCTTCAGTAGTTAATTCATCATCTGGAATATCTTGAATAATAAAGGGAGCTTTTATAACATTATCTAATTTGTTTTCTGATTTATATTTTCTGTATAAAGAATAAACAGTTTGATAATTTTTACCAAGTTTCTTTGCAGCTTCATTATAACCTAGCTTATCTACTAGATCTAATACTTGTTTGATTTCTGTAATACTAATTATCTTCGGCATCTTTCATAATAAGTGAAAGCTCCTCGGCCCTGGCAGGAGTTTGTTCTGCCCATCTACTATCTAACATTTCTAGTGAGGCAGTTTCATAATCCTGATCCTGGAGAGCTTCCAACATCCTTCTAAATTTTTTAACACCTGTAGCACCTAATTGAAAAACCATTTCAATTAATACTTCAGTTGCAGTAGGAGTAATATCTAAATCGTAATCGTGGCAAATATTCTCTACTTGATCTACAGCATTTTGGAAATCTTTTTCAAAAATTTTTTCCAAAAATTCTTTATCATATTCCTTATCATCTTCCCAGAAATCTTCTACACATAGATGGCCAAATCCTATTGTTCTTTTTCCCAGGCTGTCCAGGTACACCTTGGATCTATAGCCTTCGTGTTCTTTAATTCTTTCTTTTATATCTTTCATTTATTTTTATTTGCTATTGTTCTTGCTATACTCTCTCCGCTTCTACCCACGACATACCCTCCAAGTCCTATATTTAATAATGTCCATACATCTCCAGGCAACTCAAAGGTTATGATTGTTCCAGTAAAAAGTTTTATCACTGGCCCCAGGATATAATTCCATACCAGAATAAATATTAAAACATACATTAAAGTTGGTCGCCAACCTGCAACAAACCAATTTGATTTTGCTTCAGCTTCTACAATAGATGCAGCAGCTTTTAATTCTTCAGTACCAGATTGTAGTAATTGAGTATTGAGTTGAGCTTTTAATTTTTCTGCCAGATCCTTATCTGGGATTGCCTTATCAACAGTATTGAATAGCATCTTCGCAAGAGGAGCTATAACTTTTAAAGCAGGTAACATTATCAATCTGTATTAAATTATTTCATATAAAGCAATAGTTGTATTACTATCTTCCCTGGCCCCTATAAGGTTTTTTTCTTTGTGATTTGTTGGGCCTCTTACTATGTCTGCCTGGTCTTTTTCTGGGTTTATTTTTTATATAAATTAACTGTCCTATTGCAGATTTCTTGGCCATAATTAATATTTATTTTCTCCAGTATTCTGTGATTTGTTTCCACTCACATTCTTCATTTTCTTGATTGTAATCGTATTCTTGAAAAGAACCTTCGTTAATAAATTCCATTTATTTAGAATTAATTAATTGATCTATATGATAATATATTCTTCCAATTACTTTATCAAAGTCTAACAATTCTTGTTGAACCATAGCAATTATAGTTTGCAGTTCAATTAAAGTAACAAGTACCCAAGTACTTAATCCTAATAAAATACTACCTAACAATCCTATTAATACTGTATTAATTTTACTTCTTGTCATTTTAAGTATATTATTTTACAAATTTTATTAAGGCTATAATGCCTGCTAATATACCACCAAGATATGCGATAACTTTCAACCCACCCTTACCCATAGCCATTTGCTCTTTAAGAGCTGCTATATCCTTTGTATTTTGTTCTAGTGTTTTTTGAATATTATTTATTTTAGTATGGATTAATACCAAGGTAACTGTTTGAGCTGCTGATCTTTTTTTCTTGGTAATCTTAGGCATTATAAATCGTGCTTGAATAATTTATAAAAATTATTGTAAGCATCCCTCCACAGTTTAAGGATTTTTTTTTGAAATTTTTTGTACCTTTTGTTTTCAAAAGGAAAGTCTTTTAAATAATCTTCAAACATAGTTTACTCCTTTGTTATTAATATTGTAAAGCTACACCTCTAATTCTAGCTTCTTTAGAACCAGATGCTTGATTAGCAAAACTTAATTTATATTTTAAATTTGTTCCTGCTGTTACAGCTAAGTCATTTACTTTAGCCATTTTAATACCTGTAGAAAAATCTGGTAAAGCTGTAAGTGTAGCAGTTGAATAATTAGAACCAC